ATTAAAAACAGCAATTTGTTCTAAATTTTCAGTATATACTGGAACATGGTCTTCTGAAAAAAGTATATAATTAGTATATCCACATTTATTACATATTTCACAACATGTTTTTGATTCATAAAAAAAATTTTCAGATTGACAAATATTACAAACTTTTTTTTCATTTTTAATGATAGTTATTTGTTTCAATTCTGGATTAAATTTTTGAATATACTCATTATATAATTCTGTTTTTGTAGTATTTATACTTGCATTTACAAATGTATCCATAATACCTTTTTGAGTAGAATCTTCAAATGATGGATTTGAATCAAATTCATTTATAATTGAAAAAAAATCTAAAAGATAATTATTTAATTCTGTATCATCTTTAATTGCATTTATTTTAAAAGTTAATTCTTCAATATTTTTATTTATTTTAAAACGCTCATCAGGATTACAATTAATTAATTTTAAAGAATTTAATTGTAATTGGTAAGCATTTAATTTATTTTTTTCAGATTCAAAATATTCTAATTTTTTTTCATGAAGATTATAAATATTTGTACGACTATCCGATAATGCATCTTTTTTAGCAACTTTAAAACTTGCCATTATCTTTTAATTTTAAAGTTATTTATTCTTTAATTTAACTTAAAAAAAAATAATATTTATAATAAAATGAATATAAATTCTCAATTTAATGTTGATCAATTTTATCCAATTAATGAACCATATGGTTCATGCCTTCTTCCATTAAACTCTACCCACCGTGACCAAACAAGTAGTGAAACATTTGGTAATGGAATAAATTACCCTGAATGTATCCCACAAATTGTAAAAACACCTCAAGTTATTGGTCCTCAAAATACATCAAGTGTAAATAAACTTGACCAATTTTTTTTTAACCAAAATACACATCTTCCAAGTGGAATTTCAAGAACAAGTTATTATGATAACTTTGGAAATACCGATTTACAAACACCAAGGCCACCGGAAACTAAAATTAATAGTTACATCACACTTGCATCACAATCTTTACATATTTCACCAGACACTTTAATGAATGTATTTTTTTCAGATGATAACATTAATCATTTAAGAAAAACTGTTGTATCAAAAGTAAAACAAATAACTGCTGATACAAAAGTTGGAGGTGATAGCACCGGGGTTGATATTAAACAACCAAATATGGATGATATGTTTTACTATATGGTTAATATTTATCAAAATTATAAAATTCATAATGGATCAATTTGTTTTACAAATCTTAAAAAACCAATTGACATTAAATCTGAACTTTTAAAACTTAATTCAGATATTTTACAAGATTATATTTCTAAAATGATATCTCAAATTAATATGTACATTTATTACTATAAAGATGCTTCAACTTTACCTGAACAATTAAGTTTACCATTACTTACATCTATGAAAGGTTCTAAAACACTTGAATATAATACTGGATTTACGTCTGGTAATAGTATTGGTATTGCTAGTTATAACCAGGTTGGAAATATTTTGTAAACTTTAAAATTTTAAATTTTTTTATTTTAATCAAAATAATTACCCTGCATTAATGGTTCTTGTGAAAAATGATCACGGTATTTCATTATAAAAAATGAAATACCAGATACAATTACACCAGGTAATATAAAATTAATGGGTTTTTCTTTTTTATCTGGGTCCTTTGAAAACATAAATAATGTTAAACAAACTATTACAAAAACTATAATAGGTACTACAATTAAAATATTCATTTAACTTTTACTTTATTTTATTTTATTTAAAAAAACGAATACTTATGTTTTTTATCACGATGATGATTATCACGATGTTTTTTGTCACTGTGTCTATGTTGTTCTTCTTTTTGTTCTGGTTCAGAATCAGAATCAGAACTTGAACTTGAACTTGAACTTGAACTTGAACTTGAATCTGAACTAAAACTTGAATCGGAATCGGAATCGGAATCATGTTCTTGGTTTTGAAAATTTTCTTGATAATTTGAAACAGGTGGCGCCGTTGTTGGTTCAGTTGGTTCAGTTGGTAAAAATTGTGATTGAGGTTGAGTTTGGTTTATGTATGAATTTAATCCATCAATGTGTAAATTTTTAGTACTATTTTCTTCAGGTTCAGGTTCTTCTTCAGGTTCTTCATTAATAATTTTATTATTAACAAGTGTATTTTCTTCAGGTTCAGGTTCTGACTCAGATTCTGAATCAGTGTATTCAGCATTATCATCTAATGCATTTTTAAGATATTCTTCAAGAATATGATCAAATGGCATCATTTTACGAATAGATTCTGCAACTGCATCTGAAATAATTTCTCTGACGTATTTTTTATTTTTTTGAATTTGGTTAAAATTTCCATTTTTATGATAAAAAAGCATTGGGTCATAATATATTTGTTGTGCAGATTCTATATAAATTGAATGAATAAATATATCACACGTTGGTATTTTTACTTTAATATTGTCATTATTCCCCTTTAAACGAATACTAGCAAGAATTTTTACATTTGATACAAAAATAGCGGTAACGATGTCCATAATGTATGGACATTTTCTTTTAATACGTTTTGATTCTTCTTGTAAAATAGTTTGATTCCATGTTAATACATCTTTTAAAAATTGTTGAAATGTCATTATAACTTTTTTGCCAAGTGATACTTTTACAGCATCTTGATAAATACTATTAATACCTTGAATAACAAGTGGACAAATAATACATTTTAATTGTTCTATGTATTCATCGCGTGCAGCAACTAATACAGATATATTTAAATTTTTACTCATTTATAATTATAATTATAAAAAAAAAAAAATATTAACGAATAATAAATGTCTAAAAGAAAATTTGAAAATGATTATTTAATTGAACAACCAAATGAATGTAAATTAAAATTAAATATTCCTTTATCGATGATTAATGATATTAATACAGAACTCGTTAAAAATCATGAAATATCTGGAATTATTTATTGTAATAATAATAATGAAGTTATAGGTGTTAATAAAACTAAAGGTAATGCCGATTCAGTTTATACACCCAATCATACTATTAATTTTCATACGCATCCTATTAGTGCGTATAATGAGGGTCGCACTGTTTGGGGATGGCCATCTGGAGAAGATATTAGAGAAACTATTAAATTTGCTTTAGCAGGTAATAAAGCACATCTTGTATTTAGTGTTGAAGGGTTGTATACAATACAAATTAGTCCTTGTAAAATTAAAAAAATGAAAGAATTACTTGATGATAAAGAACGTGGTATACTTATTTTTATAATAGAAGAATATTTTAAAACAACTCATAATTTTAGAGGAACTATTGAAGTAAATAAACTTGCAAAACAAGATATACTTATAAACCCTTATTCATACGTTGATTTTGTAAATACATTTGATCTTATAAATTTAATAAATTCAAAAACAATTACACATACTACTACACCAGTTGAACATACTAAAAACATAGGTCATACTGGTATACATGCTGAAGAAAATATAAATAAATATTCATTCGGCAATTCTACATTTAGTAGAATACCAAATGTAGGATTTCCTGATATAAATGGAAATAAAATTGAAAATAAAAATATATCCAGTTATATTAAAAAAGAAGATCTTAAAGAAATTAGAAAAATAGACACTAAAGGTGAAGAAGAACATTTTACAATCAAAGATGTAACTGAAGTTATCAACAAACTTCAAGGTATATTTCAAGAATTTGACGCTAAACCATGTAATATCGAATGGAATAATAAAGTAGGTTCATGGTTTTTTGTAAATTTTTTTCCATCAAATAATTATCGTGAAAAAGATTACATCAGAAATGGTATTTATGTAACACCTAGTAAAAGTATACCAGTTACAACTGACATTGAACCTTTTATTCGTATTTTTTCAAATAAAAAAAATGGGTGTACGGTTAATGAAATAACGCATTCAAATAAATTTAAAATTGGTGCAATGACTAAAATTGGTAAAATTGGTAATTGCAAACATTGTGGATTTGGAAAAAAATATAAAAATAAAAAGATAAATTTAACTTTAAAACAACTTCAAAGGGATCTTAATTTATTAATTTAACGTACACTAATCTGTCCCGCAGATGTATCGCCATATGTAATATAACGATTATTAACAAATGGGTATGCTTTATTAATTGCTTCTTGATCACCTTGAAATAAATCTTTGAGTGTTCTATTCCCACTCCATGATGCACCCGGTAATGCTTTATCTGCATCAGGGTAAAGTGTACCTGGTGCATCATTATGACCTTGTTTCCAGTTAATTTGTGGATTATAAACACCTGGTTCCATACTAAGCATATAAGCGTTAGATGAATCTTTAGAGGAGTCTGGTGCCCAAACTGAATTATAACCACCCGATGTAAAATCATTGTGTGGTAATTTTTGAAGATTCATATAAGCATAATCTTGTGGACTTTGGTTTGTCATAAATGCAGGTATTTCTCCTGCATTATTTGGATCCCAGACAACACTCAATGGATTTGTAAAGAGTGGAGCAATTTGATAACTTGCTGTATATCTGTTTTCAATTCCATTAACTGTTTTACCCAACAGTTCAGAATATTCATGAAGTGATCCTCCATCCGTTTCAAGATTGTAATTAAGTCTAAGACCATTGGTTGTTGGTGTACTAATTACACGATAATCTTGGTATTTAGAACCATCAGGCAATGCACCTTTAAATGTTCCAGGTCCATCGACATTAAAATCAGGTCTTTGCCAAACATTGTCAACACGAACATCTGGATTCTGAATTGCTTGAGCATTGATACCCGTTGGTCCAGCACCAGGTATATATGAAAAATTAGTAGCAGATCGAAGACCATAATTACTTGCACCATTTGTTCTTACATGTTTATCACCAATTTTAGCATAATATGGAATAAAATTTGAATAATCTGATTGTGCTTTTGATACTGGTGCAATTGAACCATTGTATGTATAAAGTGTAGTTTCTTTGGTAGTAGGGCGAATTGTATCTTGAAGACGATTTTGAAATTGACGCTGTCCTTTAACATTAACTTGTGTTTCCGAAGTAGCAGAAAGTTCACCACGATCAGTTTCAACAGCATAAATTCCTTCACGTGTTTGTTGAAATTTAGGAAATGCTGTTTTAACAAATCCTTCTGGAATAGGGTTTAATTTTAAATCTGATTTTGTATAATTTTCAATAATTAATCCATCAGGTTCTTTTTTATGAAAATTTGAGCCAAACATTAACCAGTTAATCGCAATAGAGTCTGCTACTTTAAAGTAAGATAGTAGTTGTTTTATATTTTTGAATGTATTTAGAAATAAAAACTCATCAGCATCCAAGTATAACATCCAGTCTGCGTTCGCTGATTTTGCAATTTTAGATGCTTTTATCATTAATGGCATTTTAATAGGAGGTTCCATTTCACATCTTTCAACAATAACTCCTTTTTTGAAAATTTTCAAC